GCTCCGCCCGAAGCTGGGCGACCTCTTGCTTCAGCGCAGAAATCTCGGCCGGATAGGTCCGCATCCGCCGGTTCCCGGGAAAGGCCGCAGCAGGCGTTGCGGTCAGCTCCCGCATCCAGCGGCGCAACACGCTCTCCGCGAGATCGAGGCCCCACGCAGCCTGCGCCACCGCCACACCCCGGTCCGTCACCAGCCGGGCGGCCTCAATCTTGAACGCACGGCTGAACGCGCCTCTCGTCATTTCCACGCTCCAGTTCCTTGGTCACGATCTTATCTTCGTGTCCACGAAACCGGCAGCAGTTCCCCAAATACCGCGCTGTGCCAGTCCCTCCCATGGCCCAGCCCACATCTCCTGACCCCGGAGACGCGCCGCAAGGCGCGCCCCCTAACGCCAGTCGTGCGCCAAACCGGGCGCGGCAGCGGTCAATCGGCGGTGAACCGCCCGCCATCCCTGTTGGGCGGCGTCTCCTTCGCGCGGCCGAAGTTGAACGCAAGCACCTCCAGAACGCGATACGCTTGCCCGAAAAACGTGTCATCCCGCGGTGTCGGCGTCAGCGCCGCCACCATGGACGCGCAACTCACGATAGCCATGGCGATCGTGAGAGCTTGCTGTATCGACGCGGACAAGACCGCCGCATTCGGGTCGATCAAATCGATCATCACATAGTCTCCTGTCGCTGATTGCGCCTCGCAAGGCATGCCGTCAAACCGCAGCGGGGGCCGCCAAGGTCATGTAATGAACCGCGAGGGCGATGCGCCCGCCGCTGAAAACGCCTCCCTGCGCGGAAACACGCAACGGAACGCTCTGCGCAAAGGCCATCGGCGCGGCGCGCGCCCCGTTCACCGCGGCGTTCAGCGAAACGCCAATCCCCGAGCCATAGCGCGCCGTCGCCCCGTCGACCCCGAGCGACCAGCTGGAGGCGCCGCCGATCGCCTCGATCACCCGCGCGGTGACCCCGAACACGATGGCCCCCGCGGGGATCATCCCCGCGGTGTCGCTCGCAGCCCCGCTCGGCACATGCTCGAACGTCAACGTCTCGAGCGCGCCGCCCCCCCCCGACGGCACGATCAGGGCGGACCAGACGCCATTGGCGAACAACGCCTCGATGGCTTCATCTTCGATCCAGCATCGCCAACCGACCAGCGGCACGATGAAGTCCCATCCGCCATTGACCCAAGTCGCGATCCGTTGGTCCCTCCCCGCCCAATCGCCGGCGGCGCCCGCGGGCACGATCCACCGGTCGCCCTCCGCCGGGGCGGTGGGCGGCGTCCCGGTGGTGCGCGCGAACGCCGAGAGCATGAACAGAGCATCGAGCCGCGTGAGCGCCTCATTGACGGGGATATGCTTCTGGGCCTGGCCGGCCGCCAGAAGGGGCAGCGAAAGTTTGGGCGTTTCAAGCACTGTAGATCGCCTTTCCTTCAAATCCGGGCCCGTAGCTTTCCGAAACCTGGGCCACGGCGAATGTGATGAGACCAGTCAATCCGTCCGCCGCCTTGTCTGCCGCGGCATAGGTCCATTCGGGCGCGGTGGTCTCCACCTCCCGAACCAGCGCGCCGGCGGCATCGTGCAGCCGGACGCGATAGCGCTCGCTCACCTCGCCCAGCGGCGCCGCGCCGGCGAAGAAGCTGTCGTTGTCGATGCGCGACCGCCGGATCCAGGACACGGCCACATCGCCGCTCGCCGCATCGACGGCCGCAAGATGAACCGGCGCCAGCGGTCGTCGCCCCGACGCCTCCCAAGTCCAGATCGCATGGGCCACGCTCTCATCGCTCAGATCCGCGCCGCTCGGCACGATGCGGAAATGGCGCTCCAGCCCCTCGACGCCGTCCGGCAGCTCGAGGCGCACCACCAGCGCATCGAGCATCACGAGCGTCGATCCCGCCGGCGCCGGATCGGCGATCAGCGGCTCGGTCCCCGCCAGCCCGCGGCTGAACCGCGACAAGCGCCAAGAGCCATCGGGCTCGAGAACCGCATCGCGGAATTGGAGCATCTCCCACCGGCCGTCCACCGTGCTCAGCGCGCACAGATTGGCGCCGTTGTAGACCGCGATTTCGTCCGCCGATGCCAATGACCCTGACAGCATGCGCACCCGCACGGACCCCGTGCGGCTCCATTTCCAAGGATCCGACCGGGGCAAAGGGTCCAGCAATCGCCCCACCGATGTCTCTGCGGCGGTCAGCGCGGCGCGCTCATAGCCGTCGTCGCGGTCCGAACTCCAGACCGACACCGACCCCGGCCAAGGATCGGACCAAACCGCCGCGAAGGCGGTGTCCGCGCTCCCGCCGAACAGAACCCATGGCACGTCCATCAACCGGTATCCGGGCGGCCCGACCGCGTCGCCGCTCGACGCCGGCGCGGCGGCCCCGTCCTCCCCCGGCAGGACCTTGAGCGCATAGAGCGCGCCATCGATCCGCGTCGCCTCGATCATGCGCCCGGCGCCATCCGTGATCCGGTCGATGCGAAAATCACCGCCCCCCGCATCGGGCAGCCGCACCACGTCGCCCGGCTCCAGCGCCAGCAGCGCTGAGGAGACGGCGAACCGCGCCCTCTCGCGCGCCGCATCGGTCTCACGCAGCCACCGCTGCGCGATGGCCCGCGCCGCGCCGCGCGACATCGCGATCGGCAGATCCGACCCCATGACCGCGCGCGCGGCCTCGTCCGAGGATGCGGCCTCCTCCACCCCGTCCTGATAATCGCCGTTGGCGCGCACGAACCCGACCCTGACCTTCGCGGGCGCCTCGGATGCGGCAGAGCGTGTCAGTTCCAACACCCGATCCGACCCAGCCTCAGGCGCGAGCATTTCGGCATCGTCGATTTGTGCGACCGGGGCTCGCCCGCGCATCCGGAACGTCAAGACCCCCCCGCTCTCGACCGCATCGAACCCAAAGCCGAGCATCAGCGACTGCAACGCCTCGCGCGCGGTCTGCACCTGCCCTTGGGCGAACCCGTCCACCACGCCGTCCAGATCGCTGACGTCAAAGGCCATGAGCCCCGCCGCCGCGCAAATCTCAGCCACCACCGCGGCCAGCGAGCCGGAGTTGACCCGCCCCGTCAGCCAATGCCCCAAAGCGTGATTGGCGCCGTCCGACCAGATTTCGGTTTGCGCGGGAAACTCCGGCCACGGCCGCGCATCCCAGGTCCAGACATAGACCCGAGACAGATCGAGCATGGCCTGTCCATAGATCTGCGAGATCGGGTTGTTCGCCGCGTCGCCCCAATGCTTCGCGGCCGCTTGCAGCATCCGCCGCTGCATCAGATCGTCCTGCTGCCCGCTCGAGAAATGCGGCAAGGCGGATTCCGAGGATTTCGGATCGATGAAGACATTCGGCTGGTTGGCGCCCTTGTCCACGGCGCCGCAGCCGATCTCCGTCAGCCAGATCGGCTTCATCTGCGGCGTCCACGCGCTCGGCTGGGCGACGCGAACCCCGTCGATCCGGTCGTGATGCGGGCGCCGCCACCAGTTCAAGATGTCCTTGGACCGCCAGATCCAATCCTCGCCATGGGCGCCGTCAATGATCGGCGTGCGGATCTGCGCCTCCCGCTCGTTATCGGAGGCGTAATACCAGTCATATCCCTCGCCCGCGGCGAAACGGGACGACAGATAGTCAAGATCATAGATCGACCGCGCCATCGCCGCGTCGAGGTGATCATATCCATCCCGCCAGTCGGTCAGCGGCGCATAGTAATCGATGCCGATGAAATCGACCGCCGGATGGGCCCACAGCGGGTCGAGATGAAAGATCCGGTCGCCAGTGCCATCTTGCGGCTGATGCCCGAAATACTCCGACCAATCGGCGGCATAGCTCAGCTTGACGCCCGCGCCCAGCACGGTGCGCACATCGGCCGCGAGCGTGCGAAACGCCTCGACGGCCGGATAGGCGGTGCGGCCGCTGCGGATCTGCGTCAGCGCCCGGAACTCCGAGCCGATGCAAAACGCATGCACCCCGCCCGCCGCTTTGCACAAATGCGCATAGTGCAAAACCATGCGCCGCAACGACCATTCCTCAGGCCCCGAATAGACGACCGCACCGCCTGCGACCGCGAAATCCGACACGGCGGCAGCGCCGAAGAACGCAGCGACCTCATCGGCGGCCCCCGCGGTCATATCGCTCGATCCGGGCTGCCCCGGGGCGGCGTCGGTGGTGATGCGTCCGCGCCAAGGATAAACCGATTGCTCGGCATTCCAGCCCCACGGATCGGGCAACCCATTGCCCGGGCCGACATCCATCAGCAAGAATGGATAGAACATGACCTCGAGCCCGCGATCATTCATCTCCGCGATCAAGGCGATCACGGACGCGTCCGACGGGGTGCCGCCGAACACGGGCCGATCCTGGCCATCGCGGCCCACCAGACGCGCGCTCGCGCGATCGGCGCCGCCCGCGCTCCAGGCCGCCGGGGCGGTTTCGGTCTCTCGATACTCGACCCCGGGGCGCATTGTGCAGCGCCCGCACCGCAAATCGCTGCCGAACCAACTCACCACCAGCGACACGGCGCGCGCGGCAGGCAGCTGCTCCTCCAATTGATCGAGCGCCACCAGCGCGTCCGCCTTGCCCGCCGAGGTGTTGACGTTGGCGACCCGCGACTTGCCCTCATCCTCGATCACCTGCACGCGCTCGGTGGCATAGACGAACTCGCCGGTGCCCGGCGACAGCGCGACGCCTCGGACGATCTGCGCCAGGTCCAGCCCCGCCTCAGGGGTGGACCCGACCGCAGGGATCCGCGGCGCGCGCAGCACCTCGACCGAGATCTGCGGCGCCCGGTTGCCAAAGCGGCCGACGTCCAGATCCTCGAACACCAGATAGGCCGTGCCGCGATAGGCCGGGGCCCAGCCTTCGACAGCCTCGATCAACGGGTCCGGGCCCTGATCCTCGCCGCCCGAATGCAGGCGCCAATGCAGCTTGTCCATGCCCAGCGGCTTGCCATCGGCCCAGACCCGGCCGATCCCATCGATCGGCCCCTCGCACAGCGCCGTCGCAAAGCTGATGGTGTAGGAATGATCGGTGACCGTCGGGCCGGAGCCTTTGCCCCCGCCCCCGCTGCGGCTCGCATGCTCATGAAACCGCGTGGACCAGATCACATGGCCCGCCACCCGCATCCGCCCATAGATCCGCGGGATCGGCGCGCCCTCGTTGGCGCCTTGGATGCGCAGCGAACTCGCCTTGCCCCGGCTCACCGCCTGCTGGCCGGGCCCGAGGATCGCCTGATCGATCAACCCGCCGACAATGGCGCCCGCCGCCTGCCCGATCACCGCCGCGCTGACGCCCAGCACCGCGCCGCCGGCCGCGCCGCCGATCGCCGCGCCAGCCGCCGCAAGAACCAAAGTCGCCATGGATCACCTCGGAAATCTGAACGCGGCCGCCACACGGCGCCGCCAAGACGGCCCGAGCGAGGATTCCACCACCCCCCGGCCGCTGTATGCATGGATCATCCGCGGCTCCGCCCCGCGCATGTCCGTCAGGATCGCCAGATGCTTGGCCGGCCCGCCCCGCCGCATCCGAAACAGCAGCACGTCCCCGGCGGCGGCGGCCGCGCGCGGGACCGGCGCCATGTGCCGCGCCGCCGCGCGCCACAACGCCTCCTCGGCGGCGGGCTCCGACCAGTCGGGCGTGTACGCGGGCGGAACCTCCGGCTCGGCGCCATGCAGCTCGCGCCACACGCCGCGCACGAAACCGAGGCAATCCGTCCCCGCGCCTTTCGCGCTCGACTGGTGCAAATACGGCGTGCCAAGCCAGCCCCGCGCGGCGGCGACGATGCGCGACGCGACCGCATCCTCAGCCACGGAACAACGAGCCGCCGTCATGCACCTCGCCTTGGGCGGGGTATCCGGCGGACCAGTCCTCCCCCGGCATATGCGCGAACCCGCGAAAATTCACGATGTTCGCGAATTTGGCGCGGCAGGTCTCCGCGCTCTTGTCGCAGCCAGCGACGATATCGAACGCATCCCCCGCCTCGATCGGCGCATTGGGCGCGCGCCACAAAGTGATCACATGCTTGAACTGGCGAATGGCATGCGCGTGCACCGCAACGCTCTCGCCCGCGTTATCGCCCCCGGTCCATGTCAACCGCCCGAGCGAGAACCACCCCTCGGCCGCCGACAGCCCCGCGACGACAAAGCCGCGCTCCCCGCGCACATCGCTCACGCTGCCCGCACCGCGCATCGCGCCGGTCAGCGCCACACCGCAGCGCGCGTCCCCAAGCGCCGCATCGCACCCGCGCAGGAACACCCGCCCCTGCGGCAGGTTCAACACATCCGCAAGGCCGGAGACGTCGACCTCGAAGCCCAGCGCCCCGCGCCGCACTTCGCCCACCACGCCCGCAAAGGACAGATCGCGCGACCGCGCGTCAGACCAATCCACCACCCATTGCTGGAGCGCCGCGCCATCATAAAGCCCGCGCGCCAGATCGGCCTCGCTGATCGCGTCAGAGCGCAGCGCGCCCGCCGCCTCCATATTGTCGAGGCTCAGCCCCAACGACCGCTCCAGCGCGGTGCGCGTCAACCCGCTGTCCGGCTCGAAGGTCACGCCATCGAAGGCGATCGCCACGTCATGATCGGTGAACCCCAGAACAATGCCGTCCCGGCGCTGAAGGCGCCAGCAGCGGCACAGCGTCGTGGTCTCCGTGGCCAGGCTCGCGGCCAGCGCCTGATCAAAGCTGCGCATCAGTTTCGCACCTCCACCACGAGGACCGAGGGGATCTCCCCCGCCTCCATCGCCGTCAGGCTGACGTCGATCGCGTCCTCGGCGAAGCGCACCGGCACGTCGAACTCGAATCCCGCCGTCACGCTCGCGCCCGCGCCTGGCGCCGCGGCGAGGATCACGTTTCGCCCGTCGAAGGTGAAATCGACCCCGTTGATTTGCGCCAGCCCGTCGATGGCCACGACCACGGTCCCGACCACCGCCCGCTCGATGGGGCGGAAATAGGTGTAGCCGCCGCTTTCGTAGGCCTTTTGCAACGCGAAGACGGTCGCCACCCCGTTGCCGAGCCCCAGCGCCTGGTCCGTGGCCGACACCGCCCCCGACGGCACGCAGGACCGCCAATCGAGCCAATCTTTCCAGCGAAACGAATGCAGCCGCCCGCGCCGCGCCTCGAAGAACGCCAGCACCTCGGCCAGATCATCGGCCGAGGACACCCCCATCCCCGCATCATAGCGCCGCCGCGCATGGGCCCAGGCCGCGTTGCGCGCCTCATAGCCGTTGGACAGCGTCACGATCTCGGTGCGCCGCTCAGGCCCGCCCGACGATCCGCGCGACAGCCGCACCGGAAACCGAATGTCATGAAAGCTCATCGCGCCACCTCACATGTTGCGTCGGCCGGCCGCGGCGGCCCGCGCGATCGTCGCCACCACCTGCCCGCGCGAGCGTCGGAACCCTTCCACATCGGGGGACGAGATGTTCACCGTCACATGCGCCCCCCCGCCCCCGCCCGAGGACGCGATGCCAAGCCGCCCGTCCGGCCCGCGCGTCAGCGGCAAGATCGCCTCGGGGCCCGCCTCGCCCATCAGCCCCGTGCCGCCGCGCATCGGAAACAGGGTCGGCCCCTCGACCACGCCCCCCCCGGCGAACGCGCGCACCCGCCCGGCCGAGAACGCAGCCCCGTCGGCGAACATCGACATGCCCCCGAGCACGCTGCCAACGCCCGAGGCGACAAGCCCCCCGATCCTCTGCCCGACCGCCTGCCGCACCGGCTGCAACGCCGCGTTCAGCACCCGCCCGGTCATGTCCTGGCCCAGCTTGCGCAGCGTGTCCGACGCCTTCGCGCCCCCGAACACCAGCCCATCCAACGCTTTGCGCAGCGAGCCGCTGATCGAGGACGACAGCGCCGACGCCTCATCCCCGGTGGTCTTCATCTCCGCACGCATGGTCTGCATCTCTTGCGCGAACGCGTCCGACAGACCGGCCGCGTCCCCCGACAGCGCATCCAGCGCGCTGCCGAGCGATGCGCCGCCGTCGAGATAATCGTCGAACTCAGCCATCGTCTTTCCCTTCGACAGGTGCATCCGGATAGCGCGCGCGCAACGCCTCGAGACGGGAGCGGGACATCGCCCCGCCCCCCCCGCCAAAGCCCAGCGCCGTGCAGGCCGCTTCGAATTCGCGCGGCGTCATCGACCAGAACGCATCCGGCGACAGCCGCAGCGCGCCAAGCCCGACCCGCATCAGCCCCGGCCAGTCGATGCGCCCCGGCCTCATCCCTGGTCCCCAAGCGGCGCGAAGCTGCGCGCCAGCAGCTGCGCCGCGGCGCGCGCGGCCGCTGGCGCGCCGCCCGCCACCTCCATGCGCGACAGCGCGGCGTCGGACACGTCATGCCCCGCCCCGCGCAGTCCCGCGCCAAGCAGCGCGATCAGATCGCCCGCGCGCACGCCCCCCGCCTCGAACCGCTGGACGAGGGCGGCCAGACCGTCCTCACCCAACCGCGCCTCCAACGCCGCCAACGCGCCGAGGGTCAGCCGCAGCGCCCGCACCTCGCCGTTGAGGGTGATCGCGGCCTCGCCGCGCATCGCGTTGGCCATGGCTCAGGCCGCCGCGAAGGTCAGCGCGCCGGCCGACGCCAACGAGACCTCATAGACAGCCTCCCCGTCGTGCTGGCCGGAGTATTCGAGCGCGCTGATCTGGAACGCGCCCGACACCGTCCCGAAATCGGGGATGATCGCCTCAAAGCTCGGGATCGTACCGGCGAAGAACGCCGCCCGCATCGTCTCGTCGCTGGTCTGGTCCAGAAACACGCCCGAGCCGCTGATCGCCGCCGCGCGCACGCCCGCCCCCTCCAGCAACTCGCGCCAGCGGTTGGAGGACGCGGCATTCGTCACATCCACCGTCTCCGCGTTGAACGCGATGCGCGTGGCCCGCAGCCCCGCCACCGTTTGATACACGCCGCCGCCGACATCGATCTTCAGCAGCAGATCCTTGCCTTTTTGAGCCGCCATTTTACCAGCCTCCTGAATGGGTTACGCCTCGACGCGAAATTCGAACCTCAGATCGATCCGCCGACCGCCCTCGGCGATCCGCACCGCCCGCGCGCCGCGCAAGGATGTGGTGACCACCCGCCCGGCGGCCAGCGTCAGCGGCGTCTGGCCCAGCACCCGCTCGACCTCCGCCGCGATGCGCTTGATGTCCGCGAACCCGCCGCTCGCCGCGTGGATCGACACCTCGGCCTCATGGATCGCACCCGTCAGGCCCTGCGCGTCCCAGCGCCGAACCTTCTCATCCCCGAGCGTCACGTAAGGCCCCGACCCCGAGGTCGGATCGTCGAGATGCACCGGCTCGTCATTGATCCGCCCGTCCACCAGCGCGGACAGGGCCGCATCGCCCGACAGGGCTGCGAAGATCGCCTCCTGCAAGGCCAGCGCGCGCAACACGGTCATCTCGGCGCCTCCTCATCGGCCCAGCACAGCAGATACCGCCCGCGCGCATCCGCCTCCGTGACCGCGCGGATCAAGAACACCCGCTCTCCGTCGCGAAACCGCTGGTCGGCGCGCGGCCGCGCCGCAGACCCGATCGGCGCCGCGCGCACCAAAATCCGGTGCGACACGCGTGAGCGGCCGCGTGCGCCCTCCTCGATCTCGCGCCCCGCGCGCGCGCGCACCGCCGCCCAGATCGCCCCCAGGCTCTCCCAACTGCGGCTCCAGCCCCCCGCGCCGTCGCCGGCGCGCTGGGGCTGCTCCAACTCCAACCGCCGGTCGAGCACGGGGGCTGAAATTTCCTCGCGCGCCCAGCTCACACCCGCACCTTGCGCCAGCGCGCCAAAAGCGTGCCGACGCCATACGGGATGTCCGACAGCGCGCCCGCGCTGACATGGCGCTGCTCGTGGTAATGCGCGGCCAACAGCAGCACCGCTTGGCGCAGATCGTCCGGCAGCCCCGCCGGATCATCCGCATGGCCCGCGACCAGCTCGATCTCCGCCATCCCGCCCGTGGGGATCTGCGGCAGCCAGCCACCGCGCGCAGGCGCCAGCGACGGGTCGAACTGGCTCTTGATCAGCCGCCAGGCCGACGCGTCGATCGAAGTCCACGACCCGTCCGCGGCCACCAGCGTCAGCGCGTCGATCCGCTCCACCGGCGCGATCGGCAGCACCTCGCGGGTCGCATCGCGCCAGCGCGGCACCGCCCACTTGAACCGGCGGCGGATCAACGCGCGCCCGGTCAGCCCCTCGATCGCCGCGCCCGCAGCGCGCAAAATCCCCTCGAACGCCGCGACTTCGGGCGCGCTCGGCGCCACGAGCCCGGTGGACAGCCGCAAATGTTCGGTGAACGCCTCCACCGACACGGGCGCGCTCGGCGCCGCCTCCAGCTCCGTCAACATGGGCACAGCTCCTTGCCAAACACGCCATCGCGCACGCCATCGCGCACAAGAAGGCCCGCGGCGCAGACGCGCCGCGGGCCGTGGTCATCGCACCGCTCGGATCACGACACCGCGAACTTCAGCAGCTTGATCGCCGAGAAATCAGTGACATCGCCGCCAACCCGCTTGGTCGCATAAAACAGAACATGGGGCTTGGCGGAGAACGGATCGCGCAGCACCCGCAGGTCCGGCCGCTCGGCGATCGTGTACCCGGCGGAGAAATCGCCGAACGCGATGCCCAGCGCATCGTCGTCGATGTCAGGCATCTTCTCCGCGATCAGCACCGGATAGCCCATCAGGCGGGGCGGCTCGCCCTGCGCGATGTTGTCGGTCCAAAGGAAGCGCCCGTCCGCGTCCTTCATCTTGCGCACCGCGCCCGCGGTCTTGGAATTCATCACGAACGTCGCCTTGGAGCGATGCTGCGCCCCGAGGCTGTAGACCAGATCGACGATGGCGTCGGCCGGATCGCTCGCGCTGAAATCGCCCGCCGAGCCGGTGGCGACATAGCCGAGCTGCCCCCAGACCTCCGATCCGGCCGAAACCGTCGGATAAGTCAAAAAGCCCTTGGGCTTGTTGATGCCGTCGCCGTTGACGAACGCATCCGCCTCAGCGGCCGCGAACCGATCGGCGATGCGCTGGGCCAGCCAGCCCTCGACGTCGAAGGCGCTGTCATCGAGCAGCCGCTGCGACGCCTTGGGCATCGCCGACAGCTCATGCAGCGCGA